GATTGTTGTCGATGACGACAAGATTGTTCTGTCAAGCGATATAGCAATGTCAAGTGACATGTGGCATCTTAGTGATAAAGCATACAGATCGATCCTAAGAATAGGTGCAGCAACAACAAAACCGCTAGAAATGCTGCCTAAAGATCCTCGCATATTGTGGTGGTCTGCATATTCTAGCGATCTGCGTTACGATTACATTCTAGGCAAGAAGCGGTTTAATGACAATGCTAAGCGGATTATCGCTGAATGCAAGTCTACACTGCAGTGCCCTGAATACTTTTTAACGCAATATCAAGTTCAAAATCGCCTACTGGACATGCTTGGGCCTGCACATGCATCCAGCACAGACATCTTTAGTATCACTGATAGTGACCTTTCTTCACTTCATCCAGATGATGAAGGTCGATGCCAAACGGCAATTTATGACAACTATAGCTCTTCGACTGGTCGAATGTCAATCAAGGCAGGTCCTAAAATTCTTACACTTGACAAGCGATTTCGTCATGTGTTTAGATCACAATGGGGCACCGATGGCGTGCTAGTTAGCATTGACTATAGTGCTCTTGAACCGCGTGTCATAATGACGCTTATGGGAGAAAAAGATCTGCCGCAGGACATTTATACGTCGATATCTGAAAAGATCGGAATCTCCGGAATAACACGCGAAGTAACAAAAGTAATGATCCTCTCAGTTCTATATGGAATGATGAGAAAGAATTTCATCCTTAAGTTTATCGATCATACAGATCCTGATGTCATCTATGATAAATTGCAAGATGTGCTTGGCGTCAAAGCAATGTCAAGAAAAATTAAGTCTGAAATGACAGGCGACTTTATCACAAATTATTACGGTCGACCGCTTCGATGCGAAAATGAAAACCTCTTTGTCAATCATTATACACAGTCGACCGCAGTCGATGTTGCATGTGATGGGTTTCTAAAGCTTGCTCAAGACAACGCTGCAGAAATTACTCCTATTTTTCTTCTACACGATGAAATGATTGTTGATGTGCATAAAGACAATATTGAAAAGTTAAAAACTGCTTGCAAGAATGGACTATTCATTCCAAGCCTGAATACAAATTTCTATACAACAATGAAGGTGTTTAATGCAAGAAAAGATCATTAGCAATTTTGAGATATTTCAGAAAGTCCTGACAAAAACAGGCACCAGATCAGAAACAATTGATACATTTATAAACAAGTTTGGCGAAAGAATTGCTATTTGTCCGTCGCACAATCTCACAAAGCGATCGACTTCAGCACCAGGCGGTCTTGTAGAGCACGCGCTCAACACTTTTAAAATCGCAAGAAAGTTAGTTGAAACTGCCGGCGTTGCCACAAATCCTGAGAGTCTTGCCATTGTTTGCCTTCTTCATGAAGTTGGAAAGGTTGGTGACAACGATAATGACTATTTCGTTGCACAGGACTCGTCATGGCACCGCGAACGCGGTCAAGTTTATACATACAATCCTGCATTGCCAAAAATGACACACCCACATAGGACGCTGTTTTTGCTTCAAGAAAACGGCATTATTTTGTCGATGGATGAATGGATTGCAATTTCAACACAACACGGCACGGCGTCAGAAGAAAATAGATTTTATGCAGGTTGCGAAAATAACCTTGCAGTGATTCTGCAGAGCGCAATTCGAATGGCAGTTATGAAAGAAGAAGATAATTAGCATTATGTCAAGAAGCGAAGGTCGGCTTAATCAGTACTCGTCAAGAGGAATAGGAATACCTGTCGCAGGCGCAGTTGGCGGCGGAGACGGCTTCGCTCAAAGAATTGCCAAGCCTTACGTCCCAAAGCCTTTTAGGAGCCAGGGCGGTTTTGAAGGTTCTGCAGATTCAACATTTTCATACAAGCTTGCTCGTCATCAAGTAAATGATCGCGAGGAAGCAGGTTTAACGTTTAATTTTGATTCGATTGCAGATGAAAAAATTGCAGGGCCTCGAAGGCTTTCAAAAAATGTCAAGCTTCGCAATCTTAAAAAGCCTGATATGCAGGATTTTGAGCAGTTTGGCGCCAAAGCCATTGCAAGCGTATCAATGCAATATGAACAAGCTCTACTAGAATACACAGAAACGCTGCTATCGCGCACAGAATACGATGAAGATGAAGAGCTTGACGAATTTAGCGGCGCAGGCGCAGTTGCAGGTTATACAATTCCGCTCGGCGCAGGTCCAGCGAGAAAAAAAGACTTTTACAAGAAGATGGCAAAACCTTATGGCGGCACCTATGTGCAGTCACTCGATAAAATTAAGCCAAGACCTTGAACACCCCCTCATCTAGGCATATTATAGCCTAGTGAGCTTACCTACCAACCAAATAAGCTACATACCGTAGATTACGAATTGGAAATTGTAAGTTACACATTAAACATTAACTACTACTACTACTAGGAAAACAAAATGGCAATCAATTTTGACGCAATTCGCAAGAAGCTTGACAATCTCTCTGGCAACAACAGGAAGAGCAATTCCTCCTGGAAGCCCAAAGAAGGCGAAGACTACACGGTACGTCTTCTAAGCTTCCCGAATAATGACGGCCAGCCATTCAAGGAGTTGTGGTTCTATTACAATATCGGTAATAACCCAGGACTTCTTTCGCCTTATCAGTACAACAAGCCAGACCCTATTCAGGATCTAATCAACAAGCTTCGAGATGAGGGGACCAAGGAGTCCTACGAGCTCGCCAAGAAGCTCTACCCGAAGATGCGTTGCTACGCTCCTGTCATTGTTCGCGGCGAAGAAGACAAGGGCGTCCAGCTTTGGGCATTCGGCAAGCAGGTCTACCAGTCTCTTCTAGGCATCATGGTTGATGAAGACTACGGCGACATTACCGACCCTGAATCCGGTCGTGACGTAAAGGTTCGCTGCTTCAAACCTAACGGCAAGAAGTACACTGAGACCGAAGTTATGCCTCGCGGCAAGGCATCGCAGCTCAATACCAATCAGGCGACAGCGAAAACGTGGCTCGGCAATATTCCAGATGTTTCAAAGCTTTACGAGCTTAAGACCCCTGATGAGCTAAGCAAGATTGTTAATGACTGGATCAACGGCGGAATGCCGGATGCCGACGGTACGACTCGAGGCGGCACTACTCAAGTAACTGCAGCAACAACTGCAGATGATGATGAAACTCCTGTTTCTAAAAGCGCAGCAACGAAGAATAGCACAAATAAGTCGTATAAGTCTATTGATGATGCTTTTTCTGACTTGATGGAAGACTAATAATCTTTAGGGGCAGGTGTAATTCATCACCTGCCCCTGTATTGTTTCTATCAAAGGAGATAAAATGGCAAAAATTTCAAAAGAAAAGAAAACTGACGAAGCAGCCGGTGACTTTACTGCAGAGTTGATCTCATCGCTAAACAAAGAAAACGGTTCTAGAATTGCATACAATCTGTCTGAAGATGAATCGCCGACTCACGTAAAGAGTTGGGTCTCGACCGGGTCAACGCTTCTTGATTATTGTGTATCAAATCGCCGTGGAGGCGGACTTCCTGTTGGAAGAATCATTGAGATCTTCGGCCCGCCGTCGATTGGCAAGTCGCATATTGCAACTCAAATTGCACGCTCAACACAGCAAATGGGCGGAATCGTTGTGTATATTGATACGGAAAATGCAACCTCGGTTGAGAACTTGCAATCATTAGGCGTAGATGTCTCCAAACGATTCGTCTATGTTGACACACACTGCACTGAAGAAGTCTTTGACACAGCAGAGAAGACTATTGTCAAGGCAAAGGCAATGCAGAAAGACGTTCCTATTACTATAGTGTGGGACTCTGTGGCTGCATCATCACCCAAGGCAGAGCTGCTGGGTGATTACGACAAGGAGACAATCGGTCTACAGGCCCGCGCGATCTCAAAGGGCATGAGAAAGATCACAGGTGTCATCGGTGACATGTCTGTGCTCTTTATCTGTCTAAACCAGATTAGGACAAAGATTGGAGTCCTTCATGGCGACCCAATGACTGTTCCAGGCGGAATGGCAATCCCGTTTCATGCAACGGTCAGACTCAAGCTGGGTGCAGGTCAACAGATCAAGAATAAGAACGATGATGTCATTGGAATCAACGTCTCAGCAAAGACAGTAAAGAACAAGGTCGCACCACCATTCAGGACTGCAAATTTCCAGATTCACTTTGGAAAAGGCATTGTCGAGCATGAGGAGATCTTTGATGTGCTTCGTGACGCCGGAGAACGTCAGATCGGAAACAAGATAGTCTGCGTATCAGGACACGGAGCATGGAAAGTGTTCACTGTGATCGACACTGTCTCCGGAACGACAGACATCGAAAAGAAGTTTCACAAGTCTGAGTTTCATGAAATCATGAAGACTCCTGAGTATAAACCTTATATCGATGATCTAATTGCAGCTGTTATGGTAAGGACAAAAGACGACCTTGCAAATGTTGCAGCTAACGAAGAAGAATCTGAGTAATGACTGGTGAAGGTACAGTTTTATTAATTGATGGGTTGAATCTTTTTCTGCGCCATTTTTCTGCAAATCCTGCAATGGGTTCAAATGGCAATCACGTTGGTGGAATCGTCGGCTTTCTTTATGACATGAATTCAATTGTGCAGCGCTTCAAGCCGCACAAAGTCTATGTTGTCTGGGAAGGCGGCGGTTCGGCCCGCCGGAGAGCAATTTTTCCTGAATATAAGGCACATCGCAGGCCTGAACGCCTGAATCGTATTTACGCTGATGAAATTAAGACATCTGTAAGTGACCACAACAATCAGGTCACGGATATTGTCTCAATTCTAAAGATGCTTCCTGTCAATCAGCTATACGTTCCTGATTGTGAGGCAGACGATGTTATTGCCTATATTAGCAGATATGGACATAAAGAAGACTTAAAAGTTATTTTGTCATCTGACAAAGACTACTACCAACTCGTATCAGATAAAACTGTAATCTATTCACCCACATCAAAGAAGATTATCCAGGTCCAGGATGTTATTGACAGGTTTGGAATTCATCCAAATAATTTCTCACTTGCAAAAGCAGTGTGCGGAGATACCTCAGATAACATTCCTGGAATTTCTGGAGTTAAGTTTAAAACCCTATCGAAACGATTTTCTAATTTAATAGACGAAACCCCAGTTATGCTAGACGATTTTCTAATGTCGGCTCGACAAGCTGCAAACAACTCTAAGATCAAGGCGCATGCAGAAATCGTTGCAAACGAATCGCTGATCAAGCGAAATTGGCAACTTGTGCACCTTGACACGGCAATCCTCTCGGGAACACAAGCAAAAAAGATCGAAGATTTGTGCGAAGGTTGTAAGACTAATCGAGACAAGATAGGATTCATACGACACCTTCTTAAGTTAGGCATTCAGACATTCAATGCCGACTTGATTTTCTACACATTCAGTCACATCGGAGCATAAAGTGTCCCAGGGCACAGCGTATTTTAGCCAGTATGGCAAGTCTTTCCAAGAAAAAATCTTTCAAGGCCTTTTGACAGATCGCGCTTGGGCAACTCAAATGACAGAGATTATGACACCAGGATACTTTGATCTAAAGTATCTGCAGTATCTTTCAAAGTCATATTTCGGTTATCACCAAAAATATAAGGACTTTCCAACTCTAAACTTGCTTGTCACTATTATCCGCGATGATCTCAAGGAAGGCAAAGACACAATCCTTCGTGATCAAATCGTGGAGTTTTTGCAACGCATTCGTGTCAACCCGGACATGGGCGACTTGCAGTTTGTCAAAGACAAGTCACTTGATTTTTGCAAAAAGCAGGCAATGAAGGAAGCGCTTGAAAAAGCTGTTGAGCTAATTGCAACTGACAACATTGATTCAGTTGTAGATCTAATGAAAAATGCTTTGGCAGCAGGAACGCCTGCATCAATTGGTCACGACTTCTTTGAAGACACAGAAGCGCGCTTTGTTAGAACACGGAGACAGACATGCCCAACAGGTCTATCTTTGATCGATGCACAAGATGTGCTTAATGGCGGACTAGGTCGAGGTGAACTTGGCGTTGTCGTGGCGCCGACAGGTGTTGGCAAATCACATTTTCTAGTCCAAATAGGTGCAGAGGCATTACGTGTCGGTAAAAATGTCATTCACTATACCTTTGAGTTATCTGAAACAGCTGTTGGACTACGTTATGACTCTAATCTTTGCGATATTCCATGCAGTGACATAATTGATCGCAAAGAAGAAGTTATTGAATTCTACAAAAATAACAAGCTCGGCCGCCTTATCATTAAGGAATATCCAACAGGAACTGCATCCGTCCAGACGATTCGAAATCACATTGAAAAGCTTCTTCTTAAATCTTTTGTTCCAAGCATAATCGTAATCGACTATGCCGATATTATGAAATCATCAAGAAAGTTCGATTCATTGCGCCACGAATTAAAGCTTGTCTATGAAGAGTTAAGAAACATGGCAATGGACATTAATGTTCCACTTTGGACAGCATCACAGGCAAATCGAGAGGCATCTAATTCAGAAATTGTAGGTCTTGAAAATATGTCTGAGGCTTACGGAAAAGCAATGGTTGCCGACGTTGTTCTGTCAATTTCAAGAAAACCTAATGAAAAAGCATCAGGTGCAGGTCGTATTTTCGTTGCAAAAAATCGCGCCGGTCGTGACGGAATGCTTTATCCTATGCAAATCAATACTGCAATGTCAAAATTTAGATTAACTGATTCAAATGAAATGTCGTTAGATGATGCAATGAAATCTGACAGCCACGGAATGAAGAAGTTGCTTAAAGAAAAGTGGGATGAGGTTAACGCGAAGTAATGAATGTGTATTTTAAAACTGGAGTTTTATAATGTCTTTAAATGATAAAGTCGTCGAGTACTTCGGTGGAGACGACCTCGCTGCAGACGTCTTTAACAAGTACGCACTGCGCGATACTAACGGCCTTCGCCTCGAGACCTTACCCACTGATACCTTTAGACGTCTTGCAAAAGAATTTGCGCGGGTCGAGGCCAAGTATCCTAATCCGCTGTCTGAGGAGACAATCTTTGGTCTGCTTGACGGTTTCAAGAAAATAGTGCCGCAGGGCTCACCGCTCTCTGGAATCGGCAATCCACACCAATTGCAGTCTCTTTCTAACTGCTTTGTCATTGATCAGCCGCACGATTCCTACGGCGGAATCCTGTTTTCTGACCAGGAGCAGGTCCAGATCATGAAGCG